GTCCCCCAATCCACCTTAACCAATTCTTACGACCGTCAATGAGGCATCGGAAAAGGTGACGGTTGCAGCACTATTATCCTTTCTCGCAAGCGTACTGATTGTGGTGAGATCAGCGGTTTTTTGAATGGTTCTCGAGCTCGACATGTTTAAGGCGACACCTCCAGTTGTGGAGGAACTTCCACCGACTGAAAATGTTCTAGTCCCGTTTAGCGCGACAGCGTGCGAGCAAGCCGTAATACCCATCGCGGTCGCTGTCCCCGAATATAACACTAATAAGTCTGATCCTATCGGGAAATCCGACACATTTACGCTTAACATCTCCTGAAAGTTTGTAGTTAACGCGGTCGAAGAACTAGCGTTAGCGTATTTTGCATTCAACGAGCCCCAATCCACCTTGGAAGAATATCTCTATTATTTTGCATCAAACGGGGAAATGAAAGTCTCGACACCCAAAGTTAGCGTTTGGCCGCAGTCGGTAAACCGAATGTCATCAGCACCTATTTCATCCCAAGCATAAACCTGAATTCGCACTTTCGTGCCAACTCGAGTAATCGATCCTGAAATCAAAGTATTCTGATTGTACAACCCGAATGACGGAGCAGACACGACGCCGTGGACATAAAAGTTACTTGGATCTATAAGATATTGATTGTCCCAGCGCGAGGAGCTTAGGACTATCCTCATCCCCGCAGCCGTTTTACCTATATCAAATTCTTCGTCCAGCAGATAGTAATCACCTCCCTTCGGCACCGTGAAAGAATCCGGCAATGTAAATATCTTGGCTATTTTAGCATCGTTAATTCCGGTAGTATAGTCGCTCGTTAAAATGAACTTAGATGGCTTTATCATGATAAATCCTATAATGATATTTACCGTTTCGGAGAATCAATTGGGACGCCGTAAGTGCGGGCGGAAGAGCAGAATCCTGAGTACCCGGATATGGTTGTTCTAGAATGTATGGCATAGCCGCGGTACACGCCGGAACCCAACATTCGTATTTTTCCACCCCCCACAGAATAGAATCCCAGATCCAAAGCTCAACATACGGAACGAAACCCAAGTTATGTTGGATTGTAATTGGTGCCGTAGTAGCATCAGCGGTCCCCTCAAGATAAAGCTTCGGATAATTATAGTTCGTGTTAATCAAAAAATCAAAATTCCCAGTAGTTGAAGCCGCCGCAATATTTTGCGTCATAGCTTCGTCAAATACACCCCAAACCCGCACCTTTGCGTTCACCGTATTATAATAATCGAGATACCCAGATACATAAAGGTTCACCGCATCGCTTCCGACGATAAATTGTTTTTCATAATAATGTGCAGCTCCAGTTTTAGTACCATTAGAATATGCCGTGGCCCAGTTGTCAGCCGAGGCCAGTGCGTTAACGAATGGCGTCGATTTTAAGCCATGTGGAACCACCAAAACTGGCGAAGTTGGTCCAGATGTCCAATTTAGCTCTTTCAACAGCACAATCTTATCCTGCGGAAAATCCGAATCGTAAACGAGATTATTCAAATTAGCCATCTACGACCTCAATTCCGTAAGAACATCCGTTCCATCTTTCGACACCGCAATAATTGGGCTACCGCCACTCGGGTTTTGCCCCACTAGCACTCGAGCTGTACCATCCGCGTCATAAACAACAATTTGTTGCTGGCTAGAATTATTTTGGCCGATAGAAATACGGAGGTTTTCGTTGGCGTCATAGTACTTAAAGCCAGTAGCATCTAGTTTCAATATGATTTTCGAATCTCTTCGGATCACCAGCTCGCCAGAATCTTCATTAATCGAAAGTCCACCAGATAATGAACTGATAGCCTGCGCACCTCTACTCATAATATTTGTGATAATCGCCATTACTGTAGTAAATCCTCTCCGTTAAGCCTCGAGACATTGAGCGTAAACGCCCCGGATTGTATGCTCGCACCGTTTAGTGTCAATTCGGTGACCAAATTCCCGTCTTGTATCTGATAACTTATCCCTAAAATTCGGTAAATCCCGTCATAATCCCCCGCTGCCGTCTCAATTTCGATCATGTCCATCAGCTGAAACGAAAAATCACCCTTAATGCTAGCCGTCATCGTCCGGTTATAATCCCGACGAGCACCAATTAGCTGCCGAGCATACGAGTCCGCCTGACTATAGGTTTGAAAGAATCGGTTATCCGTTATCTCTAGCAACTGATCGCCGTATTTCTTTACGGATTCGTCATCGTAAGCATCGTAGTCGATTCTATCATAAACCTTGGCTGGGGATCCCCAAAGTTTCATCGCTACAATTTCTACGGCAAAATTATTAGTATTTACGAAAGTAATATCGTAAGATGTGGATGAGAGCACGCCAGTAGCAGTTATCCCGCTTTTAACCTCGTTAAGGGACGAATCCTGTGCCGTAAACCAAGAGACAGAAGAAGATTCGCCAAGGGTAGGAGCTACAACATCATAACATGGATCACTTAGCCCACAAGAGATTTTATAGCTTCCGCCAGCCGGAACAACCCATAAAGAGCTAGAGACTGTTTCTGCAGATTCAGATTTCGCATAGATCTCCTGATATTCTTGGACTTCTCGTATATCCGCCGAAATTCGAATATGGTTCACAATATCTGAAAAATCTCCCGCTGCCATATCCAAAATATCATAATCGGTCAGTTTAGCTACTGTCTCCGTATCCGAATTAATGCTAGACGCAGTTTCGAACCGCACGATACCTTTTTCGTCTAGCCAAAGGAAACCATTTTCTGACTGCACGAGCTGTTTTAGAGCAGTGCCAATCGTTTCCCCGACATCGAAAAATACGAACGGGACCGTATAGCGCCCTCGTGCTAATTGATACTGCGATGGCGCTAAACCATAAGACTGCAGAATCGCCGCAATTACTTCGTCAGTTCGCACATTTTGAAGATCTATAGCAGTCGTCAAAGCCTCCGAACAAATGTCCCAAAGAAAATCAACCACGTGATAATCTACGGTTCGAGATTCATTATGAACCGCCGGAAGCTCTTGCGTCAGACCGACAAATTGCGGCAGTATCTGTGTTTCGCCATTAAACCCAGCATAAAGCCGTACCGGACGAGATGGGAGGTTAAGTTCTCCAATGGCAGACTTTGTGTTTAGGGGGATGAAAAATCCGTCAGTATTTGACAATGAAAAATCTAGCTGCCCACACTGAACTTGATATGGAAATTCCAATGCGCGCGACCAATTTACGGATACCAACCTATCCGAAAAATCTTTATAATCGTAGAAGTCCCAATCTTGCGACGGGACATCTATCTCCCCGGATTTCAAAATATCCGCGCCACTTAATTCGGATGTATCTAGCGTGAAAAACGAACCTGTATTAAGCGTTTTGTCGAAAGACACATATAACCTTACTATCGGTGCGATTATTTGACCAAAAGCCTTACTATGAAAACTGTCAGATACACCAATCATGGTAATTGTTTACTCTCCCTGAAGTTTAATATCACATCTTCGACCGTCCCACAAGAATCAATTACCTTCTGCTCATTTAGCGTCATTTTAGCTGTCATTCCGGTAACATTTAAGTTCATCGCGCCATCCACGGTGATTTGCGGATATTTTAGATTTTGATACTGACGATCTCTAAAACCTTTCAGTTTAGCGTAATCTTCCGCCGACATCCAAGCTATTTCAAACGCATACTGCCGCTTTGCCGAGCCGAAATAGGTGGAGATGTTACCATCCATAGTCTGGACATCAGTCTCCGTAATCTGATCAGTCAACGCAATAGGAATCTCCAAGACCGACGATAAGGTCATAGAATCTTGCGCATCTTGAATAGTTAAACTTATCATATAAACCTCGCTTGTTTTACTTGGCCTAGCGCCACAACAATCTGTTCAGCGACCTTACGCCGCTCGCTAGCCGATGTTGCAAACACGCCGGAAACATTTATATTTATCACTTGACCAGACCGAGCTTTAGGCGTACCCGTAGACTGATCAACCTCATCTGCAGATAATACATATTCTCCCTTGTGTACCACGCCAGCGACTTCATCCGGATCACCTCGCCCAGTGTAGCCACCCGTTGCCCAGCCTTTATATTTTCCAGTCCCTTTCCACTCGCCATTAGACAAAATCATTTCTTCGTTTGTAAATCCAGCACCTGAAAAGAAATTGTAAAATCTCTGCGATAATCCGGCAAAGAGGCCCCCATCGCTTGACAGAGATTTATTAATATTATCAAGGAAATTATTGCTAAAACTAACCCCAAGGTTATAACCGATTTTACCCAGTTTGTCGCTATTTTTCTCTAAGGCCTCGTTCAGCGAGTCTAAAATAGAATTCACTAAAGTATCACCAATTAGACCGCCATTAACCTCCGCCTCAGCAATCTGCTTTTCGTAACTCGCCTTCTGTGCTAAATACCGCTCATTAAGAGATTCTATTTCGTCAAGCAAAATAACATCCCTAACAGAGTTTAACTCGTTGCGGTGCTTTTCCATGAATGCGAGCTCTTCCGCCAACTCTGACTGAAGCCCAGCAAGCCTCTGCTCATAACTCGCTTTATCTGCCGCGTTTTGGACGTCTAGCTGATTTTTTCGGGCGTCGGTTTCTCTTTGATAAAGCGTTTGTTCCTTAGCTAACGCAAACTCTACCTGCGCCAATTTTTCGCGATTATAATCATTATTATATCGTTGGAGAAATGCCATCTGTGTCATCAGTTCATCGACTAAAGACTGATGATCGCGCTCTTGTTCAGCAAGTGTTACCGCGAAATCAGCGTTTCGTTCCTCAACGGCCTGCCGGTAATCGTCGTTCGCCTCCTGAATCTGCGTAGTCAGGTCAGCAATAGTTTCCTCGTGTTTAACGGAAATTTCCTTCAGATCTCGTTCGTAATCTCGTGTAAGTTTAGCGATATTAGCTCGTAAATCGGCAATTTTCTTCGCTGTATCAGAAGCCGAATTCCCGACATCTAATAAATGCTCCAACAGAATATCTTGGTTTTCAGCAGCGCCTCTCCCTGTTCCACCAAGTTTTTCTTCACTTTCATCGAGCTCATTATTTATTACTGCCGCAACTGCACCAGCAGCAGCAAAACTAGCCACTGCTACCCCCAGTGCTATAAAACCACCGGTAGCGGCTTTAGCGACAAGGCTCATAGTAGTCATTGCGGTCCGAACAGCTACGATAGCCTTTTTCACCGTCAAAAACACTGCAATGAGCCCGCCCGCTCCAGCCAATACCCCCACAAAAGTTACAATACCAGCCACCAAGGCCTCATTTTGTCCCATCCAATCCGCGATCCCGCCCACAATTGGTGAAAATTTCTCGAATAAGCTGCCTAAATTTGTTTGAAGCTGCGTAATACTAGCGTCGAGCTTAGATTGCGCACCGGCTAAGCTATTAGTATATTCTTCCGCATTCCCCTCGAATACACTACCTTCCGACAATATACCATTATAAACAGCCTGAGCCTTCTGCGCTTGCGTAAGGTTGGACGATGAAACTCCTAAACTGGCGGCATATTCTTCCTGCATCTTCGCGATGTTTTTGGTAACGCCAGCTGCATCAGAAAGGGTCGAGTTTTCCATCCGAATACCTTCGGTCGTTACTCTAACTGCCTCAGAGACCGAATAATTAGCCTGCCGGTTGTAAACGGCAGCATCCGTAAGCACCTTGATCATTTGAGCAGCACCATACGCTGAATACCCGTACAGTTGCAAGTTCTTCATCGCCGCCGCTGCATCAGTCTGCGACAACAGCCCATTCGCCGTAGATTCAGAAATAGCTTGCATCGTTGCGCTAATATCGTTGCCTGTAGCACTCGCCACAGCCTTCACGCCATTCATCGCCGCGCTATATTCGTTATATTTATCTACAACCGTCCCGACCGCATCAGCAGCGGAAGAAAGAGAACTAATGCCAGTTTTGAGTGTCTGGACACCCAAAACGATATCTGCCAACGATTCCGAAAAGCTTTTTGCGGACTTTTTGCCTTTTTCACCGCTTTCTTCTATCTTTTGTCCAGCCTCGCTTAGCCCCTCGTCGAGACCAGATAAATCTATTTTGGTTCTATAAATAACCGTGCCAACAACTTCACCTTCCATTAAGTCGCCCTCCTATAGAATTTTTCGCAAAAAATGATATAATTACCTTATGAAAAACGACAAAAAGTCGAAAAGGCGTAAAATTATCTTCTTTGACGAAGACGGGAAAATGCCGATAAATACATTTCTTCTCTTGATGGTTATTGTAGAGATTGTCTTTTGCATTTTGATCTGGATATAGCGTTGTCTTCATTAGTAATATACCCTCCCAGTTACCGAATAAATTACTCTCCCATCACCATCTTCGCCGTTACTCGCGATCGCGCCGAGTGGCTCAAGATAGACGCATGCGAACCCTTCGTTCGTATATGGTAGCACCGCCGGCAAAACGTACTGCGAGCCGGAATTGTTGATAAAATCTACTATTTTTTGTAGCCGCAAAAGCCCATCGAGGTCATTCTTGCCTCGCGAGAATATCTGGTATGCCGTGGATCTCCGAGCCCCACGAACATAACTTCCCCCCAAATCCGTGATATAGCACCCGATTTTTCCAAGTCCGAGTTTTTCCCAAAATAAATCCTTGTCAATCGTCCCGAGCTGATTATCCTCGAGATATTTTAGCAAAGAAAGCGTAATCGATCTGCTTACAGCCATACCTTCAGCCCTTTCTCCACGACCTTGTCGCCAGCCTTCTTTAGATAGGACTTACCGGTCCCCGGCGTCGTATAATGTCTCACCACTCGGGTCCCATCTTTACGCATCCCCCGGTGCTGATATTGCGCGTATTGAATATTCCCGCCGCCGAAAACCACGGTGCATCCGTTCTCCGGATAGAAGAGCCTCCCAGATGCCATTAAATCGCCGCCTTCATCTTTTGGCGTAATCACCCGTGCGGTAGCTAAGATAGAAAGGCCCATCTTTTTAATCCCGCTCCGCAAAATCTGTTGCTGTTTTTCAACCCAAGGTTTCGAGCTGTCTTGTAGCATCACGCTAGTCACCATTGCCAGCCCCCTCAGTAAAGACAGCCGGCTTCAGTGTCAGGGTATAGTACTCGACCATACCGTTATCGAAGTTCGTCCCCGCCGTCGCTCCCTTGATCGTGTAGGTTCGGCCATTAACTTCAACCCCATTGCCAACTAATTCCTGACAGTTTTGAATCTCAAAATCCTCTGGACGGACATGCAAAGTCGCCGCGCTGTCTTCTATCTCGATATTGCCAGATTGTGACATCCCACTCCGTTCTTTAAAAACACCAGTCAGTGTTTTTCGCCCGGAAATCATATCTCCAAGAATCTGACTCTGCGAAATCGTCAAATAATCGTAAGGGACCGTCTTAAATACATCGAAAACAGTCATCTGTCCTCCCGCTTCGCAACTTCGCCTGACATTGCCCATACTTGTCAATTATCGACGCATTTTGCCGCACAAACACTTCCATCGCACTCATATTCGCCGCTCCCGTATCATAGTTGATCGAGAAATCCTCGACCTTCTTGCTCGAAACCCCAAAATTCTTAGTATCACCCTGCTCCCGAGTAATCACTCCGAAACACCGTGCTAACAATAATTGCAAGTCGACCGGAAGTTCACCTAGTTCCTCGAACTTTAAGCATAATAGATCTTCTAGCCTCGCCACAGCGATCTGGAGATAGAGAGCATAATTCTCCACCTCCACAACCTCAAGAGGACGACCAAGCAACGCAGCCATCGTATCTTGCGAAATTATCGGTTCATTACCCATGTCGTCCTCCTGTTAGTATTAGCTGTTATTAGTCTTCCGTAGCAGATTTATACCCTGCCGCCGCCTTATATCCTTCAAGCGACCCGTAAACTGGCTGTTCGACCATCATATAGTCAAGGTTCTTATTACCGTCGAACCAGTTCCGGACCGTCGTATCCGGCCCGCCGAGCGTGTAAGCGTTCGTGCGATAGGCGATAACATCGAGACCAACTCGCGTAAAATCCGCTTGGTCGAGCTCGATGATGTCCGCGACATTGAAGAGCTGCTTGAAATCCGTGCCCGGAGCAAACATATAAGCTCCGTTCGTATTTTTCATCAAGGATAGATTAGCCAACTCGCCTTCCGGCAAAACAAGCACTTTTCGTTCTCCATTCGTGCCGACCTTAACCTGCGCCAAAGTCTTAATGATTTTCGCGTAGAGATCATCTGCCGCGACATTTGCAACCGAAGTCGCAACCGTCGCTGCATAGCTGTTCGCTGTGCTCGAGCCATTAATATCTGCCGCCATCGAGTATAGCCCATTCGTGCCATCGAATACGCGATAATCTGGATCAGATCCGGTAGGAGCGGAAACACCATCGCCCATAATCGCACCACGCACAATCGCGTGCTGAACACGGTCGTAAAGTTCCCTCTCACGGAAGACATAAAGTTCGCCACTTTCGTCATTAACGATATCAATCCAGTTCAGCGGAAGTTTCTTATAGATAACCTGCAAACCAGCATTACGCGGAATCGCCGTGATATCTTGGTTTGCTTTCTCTTCGCCCCGCTTGTGGCCTTGCGCCGTGCTCGTGGTTGTCATAGCGTAAAACTTGGACGCTTTAGCACGCGTTCGGCGGAAGGTGGCCAGAGCCCCAACTTGATCAGTCCACGCCTTGAAAATTACCTGCTCAATTTCGGTCGGCAAGAACCCGTTCTGTCCAGTGACGGTAATACCTTTACTGGCAAGATGCGCGCCCCATGCCGCGTTAAGCGTTTCTCGGTCCCCGCCACAGCGCTTCGACATCTTCGCGAAATCGAGCACCGCAGCCTTCGATTTAAGATAATCGTTCGTCGTTTTTGTTGAGGTCTCCGCTTGCGATGGCATCTTTACCTGTTTCGCAGCGACTTCTTTATTATTTAAATCACTCATAGATTTCTCCTTTTCATCATTTAATTTCTCAGTGGTCTCTTCTTGACCTTTTGTTACCCCCTCAGTTTTTGTTTCCTGAGCTTTCTCAGCCCCCGCCTCCTCCGTAACCGTTTCGGTCGTCTCGGTTCCTTCCGCCTTTTTCTCAGCATCCTCGACTTTTGTCTCTTCCGGTTGTGGCATTTCTTCTCCTTCCGTTCTTAAAGCTTTAACTAAAGATTTAACTGCTAAAACCTGCGCGTCTTTATTCGAGCCTCGCGTAACGAGTGAAACTTCGATGATCTCGCCACCTTCATCGACTTTCGTTTCCGCATTGTACGAGTAATCTCTAAACTGAATCGAGAAAGCATTGTCTAGGTGCCCCTCTTCGATCAGCTTGAAGACATCCTGCGCATACTCCCGCGACGAAATCCCGACCTCGAAGATCAGTTTCCCGTCTTCAAACATCGCACGACGCACCGATCCAATCGTGCTGCCCACATCCCACAAATCATGATTCGTGAGGAAAGGGATATCGATATTCTCAGCACCGCCTTCAGGTAAGTCCTTCACGACGATCTCGCCACCGCCCTTAAGCGGTAAACGAAAAGTATCGATCTTGACTACCTCAAAGTCGCGATCTTCGGACGCCGTAGAGGCAACAAATATCACTCGGCGCTCCTGAGCCCCGTCAGCTTCAGCCGTCGTAATCTTCATTTTTTTAAGTGAAAGGGATTTAGTTTTGTCCATAATCTTATCCTTTCTTAGTTTTGCAAGTCGCCCAACTGAGCATTGACTTATCATGAGTATGAAAAAATATCGGATCCGTGGTCAAACTTTATTCTGGCTCTTTTTTACAATCTGACCCCAGCATACTCAACGGGCTTTTTCGCCATATCACGTATCGCATACGCAATCGCATCCATACAGTGATCATTGCCGTCTTCTGGCTCGTCTAAAATCTCCCCCGTGCGTTTCTTACGCCACTGGTAAGTCAAATACTCCTGCTCGAGCTCCTTATCTGCGGTACAGTAATGGATTTTTCGCCTTAAAACTAGCTCGATATTATATCGTTTCCCATTTAACTTTTCCCCCGGCGTTTTGTCGCACCCGATCGCCCTAAGCCCATTTGCGACCATCTCCGCAATAATCTCCGGACGCGCATTATCGCAAACAAACAACGCTGGTGGCAATTTTTGGCATCTTTCAATAAGCTGTGGCGTCAATAGCCGCGTCTCTAAAATCTCTTGTTTCAGCCAAATCTCTCCGTCCTCGTCCTCGTAAACAGCAATGACCGCAGTCGGATCGTTCGAGAACCCAAAATCAACGCCAAATCGTTTTAAAACGGCATTCTCAGGCATTTTTTCGTATGGCAGCCAACCTTCATAGATATTCCCCTCAAGACTCCCAATCTCACCGAGGCCATACACTCTCCACCAGTTGCTCGTGCCGTCTCCTCGCTCCTCCTCAAGGTCAGACACAGTATCTTCATCGAGCGCTTCATTGTCTAGGTAGTTCACCTTGATAAACGCAGTGCTCTCTTTGCGCCTCTCATGATTAACCAATTCCGTGTGCGCCCAAAATTCGTTCACTGGATTAAAATCAATGATACGGTAGCCCCTAGTACGCTTAGCGAGCTGACGATAGGTCTCCCAGTCGATACGATTTGCCTCGTTGACATAAAGTAAATCACGACGAGGCCCATGCCCCCTCATAGTATCTACGCCGCGAAATTTAATAACACTCCCATTATCAAAAGTCCAAATGCTCTCCGCCTTATTCCACTGGCAAACAGCATCGAGATGCGTCTCGACTAAAATATCTCTGAAGTCCTCCATCGCCCCATCTTTCAAATTAGCGAGAGTATCGCTGACCACCCACGCTTGTTTGTGAGGGTTCTCTATAAGCCAATTAACAATAAAAAGCAATATCGCAACTGTTTTTCCAGCAGAAGTACCACCCTGAATAACCCATGTTCGTTTACCAGACCTCTCCAGAGCTCGAATCTTTTCCAGAGTGCTAGTGACAGAATATTTCATTCTAGCCGCCCTTACCGTTCTCTAACATCCTATACGATTCAACAAGGGTTCTTACCGTTCTAGATATAATCTCATCATTTTCTGAGCTCTCCCCCATCATATCCAAACTGGCAGTTATCCTTTTGCTAATTTCAAACTGCATTGGGCTCATCATCACCATAACACACTACCTATTTTTCCCCAATTTAGGCAATATCGGGGCTAATTCGATATTTTTCTGTTCGACTTGCTGCTTTGGATAGCCAGAATCCTGATTAGTTAACCCCTCGAGTACACGCCAGCGTTTCTCGGCGTCTAGCCTGGACATCTCAATAATAGTTCGTGCTGCGTTCTTTTCGAATTCCCCAACTTCCAGATCGTCCAATAATGCCTTGAGCTCAGCCGTCGTCATTTTTGCAACTTGCTGGAGTTTGTATCTCAGCGTGTCCTCTTTTTTCCATGCACCATTATGGCGTCTCTCCGGATGTTTTTCGAAGCCATCGGGCAACACCTGCCCATTAATCGGCGATGGCCGTTTCTTCCGGTTTTCGGTCGCCTTCGCTTGCTTTGTAGCCATTTTTGGCATTATTTACTCCTTATTTTCCTTATCAGCTTCCTTTTTCTCCATAGCCACACTATCCACTCGATTGGCCCCTTCGGCTTCCCGCAATCTCGGCATGTCATTCTTAACCTCCTTGATTTTTCCGGCGACAACCGGCTTCTTTTTAGTTTTATCAAAAAATGTCATAAAATTTTTCCTTTTTCCATTTGGCAATACTACAAAAGCAGTATATTCATCATCACCCCAAAGTTGTACCGCCTTTTTGTGCCAATCCGGACGATAGACCGTCCTTTTAATAACAACTTTATATTTTTGTCGCTGCGCCCAATTAGAAAAATGTCCCAGTTCGTCTGGATATAAACAGCTTAAGCAAATCTTAGTATACACGGTCACCGTCTTCACCCTAATCTCCTGCCTTTCTACTAGCATTATGCTTAGAAATCGATGGATACCGCAATACCTCTGGAGGAACTTCTTTTGCGCCCCTGCGAGGTGTGCACATATTTATTTCGTAATAATCCGCCATACCCGTAACTTCATAAATACTATTTATATTGTTGCGAAACTTTAGATAATTATTAAAATATTTCCAATTTTGGTAACCGCTCTTGATGAACCATCTATGAAACCAGACTACAACCCCACGATGGTCAACCACCTGCGTAGTCTTTTTATCTATCCAATAGATTGTTAGACCGTTAAGCTCCCGCATCGCCGGCTTAAATTCTAATATTTTTGCCATTTACGCCCCCGCGAGTCGCATCAACAGTAAAATAATAAGCACAATATCGAGCGCAATTAAGAGCGCCAATCGAGTCCGGCCCCTGCGATATTCTCTGCGACTGGACATAGTCCTTGCGTGAGCAGCTTCCGCCATGGCTAGGCAAAACCCGAAATCTGGATCGACGGTCGTACGCCGTCCCGCTCTCGCCCGGTACTCGGTATAGTTCTCCGTGTTCCGAATTTTTCGTGCCGTCGTCTGCGAAATCCCATACAGGCGCATAACCGCTCGATCGTCTTTCGGCACAGCAAGTTGGCTCTTTATTTCGTAGTATAGCGTTTTTGTAATAATACTATTTTTTCGATGGCATTCTCCCATCTTATCCTCCTTCGGGGTTAATCACCCCAGCGAGATCGTGAAGCCCTGCGAGATTTATGAATTATTTATGGAGGAAATAATGCCCTAAACCTGCCTCACGATCTCGCTGCGATAATCAACCTACTTCATACTCAAATCACCTCTATCTTTAATTTCTCGCAAATATACTCAATTTTCTCGTTCATCGGGCACCAAAGACGAAGTTTACGACCAGTTCGTTTACAACGACGCTGCAGCTCTTTTAGTAACCTCTGCGCCTCGCCTTTTCCGCGATACTCCGGCACGGTTTCGATTAGATAAACGGTACACCAATCCTCACCGATACCACAATTCGCGACACAGAAACCATCATTTAGCCGGACATCATACGATCCACCTAAAGATTCTCGATATGATAGTTTGCTCATTTGCACCTTTCTTTTTAATTAAATGACTTTATTCTTGCCCCGCCCCGCAGTTTGCAACGGGGCAAGAAATAACATGAATGGAGTGATAGTATGTGGCGGCGTCGACTTGACTCTTGGCCGACGACGATCTCGAAAAGAAAATGAAAACGAAATCCGCCGGCACCACGATCTAATTTTTAATTTGCTTTATATTTGCTTCAGGCTTGTCGGAATATTTAAAGAACCGCCTATCGCCGTAAGTGTAAGTTATTTCACAGTCTTCGTGTTTATCTCGGTGCATGGCCCTATGCCTATTGATGCCGAGAGCATGAAAGTGCCTGCTGCAAGTGTGACAATAACAAGTCTTTATTCTGCTATCCCAAACACTCATTTTACCCCTTTCAGATACTCACCAATGATCTTCTTCGCCTCATCGAACCCAACGGCGAACTCAGCGCAATAGCCTCGCTCCCGCAACCTAAGTAGAAGCCCTGCCTGTTCATCAATATATTCACTCGACCACCCACCATCCTTTCCCTTGAGCTTAGTACCTTCTTTTTTAAGCTCAAGAAATAGACCATTAAACTTATAGATCCTAAAATCCCAAAAAGCTTCCTTGTCTTTAACATCTCGCACGCACCGCACTGAGAACCCGAAGTCGCGATAGTAGCCGCTGCCTGAGTTCAGACCATTGCTAGTATTGTAGTAGAGGAAGTAGCGATAGGTGGTACGGTGCGCGGTAGAAGACCACCAGTACCCGTAGGTACCGGAATCGTTGAGGGAGCCATTGTTGTCTTTCCATCCGTTCGCTTTAAGATTTAGGTTTTTAGCAAGTAAGCCGCCGGACAGTTCACCATCTTCATCGCACCCGAATTCCTCACAAATCAGCGACCACTCTTTCCGTGTCGGGAGCCGCCATCCGTTGCCTAGTTTCTTAACCGCCTCTATTGCCTCGTCCCAAGTGAAGTGCTTCTTATCGCCTTCAACATAGTCCTCAGCGGCGATCTCGACACCGGCGAGTTTAGAGGTAGCGATCACAGCAAAGTCTTGCTCCTTGATTTCCTCGATAAACCCATATTTTTCTAAGCCGGAAATAAAGTCTGTTTTGAGAAGTTGAGAAAATTCTTCTCCTACAGTACGAATGCTACCCAAATCGTCCACGAATTCTTTTAAAATTTTATATTTCATCGTGCTATTGCCTTTCTTATAATTTTTCCAATTTCAACATCATCCCTATGGATAAGCTCAAGCGACCCCCGAAAGCGCACCGCGTGCTGCTGGTATCCGAAATAATCCGGCAGCATAATAGCATCCCTCCATTCTTCCTCACCAATCCGGCGCGCCTTTACCCAAAATATTATTTTCTCTTGCCGCTTCTTCATTCTTCACCTCTTGTTAAAATCCTAATTCCATTATCTTTTCCGCATCCGCCTCGACTCGCTTCATAATCGCTTTTTCGAATCTTTTCGCTTCCTCTACCACTCCGGCCACTTCTTCCCGTTTAATTTCGAAAATCTGTAAGTCGAGTCCCGGAATGACATCCGTATAAAGCACGAAGTGAAGCGTTTCAAGCTCGTCATTCACAACAAAATACTTCACGATTTGTGGGAAGTATTCCTTCGGGTATTGTTTAGTTAGGTAAGCTTCGATAATCTCCGCTGAACCCAAGCACTTCACCTCTACTGCTTCGCGAACCTTCCCGTCCGCCCCCGTAATTGTCCCGTCCGGCGAAATATAAATGTTCTCGTCGTAATCACTCACCCACACTACGCTTTCTTCGTCCAAAACCTTCCCAGTCTTCTCGGAAAACGCCACTAACGCCTCCGGCTCTAGAATATGCCCCCGAGCCATCATGCTAAATGCTTGCCCGTTTAATTTATCGGTATAATCGTCCGGCGTAATCGGTCTCGCTACGCGGTCCGCAATTAACTCGTAATAATGCTTCTTCGGAGATGCCTCGAGTTTTAGCTCGACTAGCTCGTCCGGCTCAAGCATCCCCGCTAAAACTTCCACCTTTTCCAGTTTATCTGCCGAAGTTAACGGTTGTCCGTTTGCCTCTAAAACCTTGATAATTTTAGATTTAAGTGGTAAACCCGCCGACCACAGCTTCCCAAACTCGCTTCCACCTGACTTCCCCCGCCGAAACTCGAGCCAATCTTCGCTATTTTGCTCGATTTTTAAGACTTTCATTTGCCTTCTCTAATTTAATGATTTCTAGTTTCATTGCATCTTTTGCTTCGACAACCTCTTTTTGCCCACGAATCTTAATATCTAGCCCGACAAAGACCTTCTTTAATTCCTCTAGCGTATTACAACTCTTGAGCGCCTCGACCGCTTTCGCGACCGGATTTTCCTCAACATCTTCAACGCTTTTGTAAACGCCTTTTAGACTAATCGTATCTTTACGATTGAGATCCCGTCCAAAAATTTTCCCTATATGATCCGCTGCATCCTTTATCGCAAACGCTTTTGCCGCTGGAGCTCCAGTCGCTACCGCATCGGATTTAATATGCGCCAAATCTGCCGCAGAATATCCCTTATCTGTTTTAAGCGGAGTCGCCCCGACACCGTCATGGAATAGCCATTCTCCAGTCAATGGGTGTCGATAGTGAAGACGCACCGTTACGCATATCGACTGCGCAATCTGCGCTACACCTTTTATTTCAACTTTCCAATCCTGGAAAATCGCATCTAGTAAAGCCTCGACTTTATCTATAGGCAAATAGTCAACATCTTTTGCAAATGGGTGCTCCTTAATCCACGACTTTGCCGGAGCCTGATTAAGGTATTGCCGAAACTTATCTTTACTCTCAACTTCAACTATTCGATTCTCGTCGACAATTCTAATTAAATCTTTTAAGTTTGCCATTTAATACTCTCCCGTTATCGCCTCTCTCCGCACCCGCTCTAAATCTCTCGCATCTTCTACCGCTTCCCGGTCTAGCGACATAATCTCATCCACTAGTTCGTCGTAAAGCCCCGCGATAATTTTTCTCGCATACACCGCGTAATTGTTCTCACCAATTTCGCCATAATCATACTTCGCCGCCACGCAGGTCGCGACAAACGCTTCCAACCCTTCCGATTCCAAATCTCTCACGTCATACGCTTCGTCCGTCTGCTCATAATGCCACTCCAAAATCCGCTTTTTAAGGTTTAGCCGGCGGATTAACTCGTCCATCCGAACCGCTCGCTTCACCCGTATCTCTTCTGCTCCCCTTTTTCTTATCACCTTAATTTTCATTTTTGAGCTCCTTCCGGTTCCAAATCAGCACCAACAAGATCACACCGAGCGCCGCCAATTGGACACCAAACCCTTCTAATCCAGTACTCTCGCTAGCCACAATTATTCCCGCCGGCACCGCCAGCAGGAAGCTTAATACTCTTTTCATACCTATCCTCCTATCCATATTCCGAACTCTAGGCTCCGGACTTCAGTTTGGATAGGCAAGAACCAAAGCCCAGAGTTCGGAATATGCGTTTTATAATTAATATTTATCCAAAGCACGGATTCTATTACGAAATTAAAGAAATAAATGAATTCTTATAAAGAGTTATTTTTGTTGGCTCATACATCAACAATTTTTCCTAGAAAGGTCAAAGATCTAATTAACTATCGCGCTAATTCTCTGCGTCGTAATAGAATCTATGCTTTGGATATACGATCCTCGTTTTCCTCTTTCTAGCCTCAAACAAAACCTATTAGACTGATTCGGAATAGAGAATCTTTTATTTTTAAAGCGATCCAAATTGTTAAACATCTTAAACTTCGGTTTTCCGCAGCCGTTTATTATTTCTACGGAGTTTCAATTCAATACAACTTTGAAACCCCGATGGAAACAAAAAATCGCCACGAATGGCGACAACAACATTCCACTAAAAAAGAAGCCTCCCGGCTTCGCTAATCCATGCTTGGTGCGAATGAAGAGACTCTAACTCTCGACCTCTTCCTTGGTAAGGATAAGGTCTAAGCACTCGCACCAAGCGATAAATTAGTTATTATCGCCTTTTCACATTTTTCTCTATAAATGAGCCATTAACTATTTTCAGTATAGCTCACTTGACGAAAAAAGTCAATAGCATTTTACCCAAAATTAGCCATCGCCCCCTGATAGATTCTCTTAAGTTTAGGGTTCGCATAATGCGTATAAATCTTGGTCGTGTCGAGGCTTTCGTGCCCCATAAGATCAGCGATATAGCGTAAATCAACCTCTTTCTCGAGCATAAAAGTCGCAAACGAGTGCCGAATCGTATGCGGATGGACCCCTTCGAATTCAGATCTAGCGCAGGCATTTTTAAAAACCTCTCGCACTCCACCAGGAGTAATCCGCTCCTCGCTCTGGTTTGAAATAAAAAGCGCCGGGTTCTTGTCCGTCCGGCGATCCAAATATGTCTTAATCGCTATCTGTGCACGACCATTTACGAAGCATACGCGCGGACTCTTTGACTTTCCGACAACTGTAAATTGCCCTTCCCGAATCGAATTTCGATTAAGGCGACAAAGTTCTCCGACGCGAACTCCCGAAGAAAAAAGAAGTTCAACAATCGTGATATTTCGCAAACGGTTGATTTCTGCATATCCTCGTCGCTTTTCTCCGACAACATCAATAAATTCTAGAACCTCTGGTGCCGTAAGGTATTCAACTTCTCGTTTCTCTCGCTTTGGGACTTTGATTAAATCTGGATCGAGAATTTCTGGTTCCTCCCTTCGTATACGACGAATGACAGATCTTAATTCAATGATATTCCCACGCACAGTGTCTGGACGTTGCCAAGAGCTAAGATGCTCAAAAAAGCTCTGAACATCTTCCGCCCGAAGCTCTCTAATCGAAATGTCTCCGAAGTATCCGACCACGAGTTTCTCGCAATTTCGATAACTCTCTGCGGTCTTAGATGATAACCCACCACATATAATTTCCGACTTCTCAAAGAGGGAAAACGCTTCCGATATTTTCATAGAAAACTCCTCTCCACCCGTTAATTTCATTAAGCAGAGAGAAGCTTTCCTAAATAAGCGTCCGGCCGAGCTACGACGACATTATCCTGATAAAATATCGAATCGGCTGTCGCACTCCTTTTTTGTGTGAATCTTCGAACGCCGTCCAGATCTCGTCTTCAGAGTGATGCCAAGCACATTGTAAAAAGAATTTATAGCAGCCTTTCGCGTCATCATCACCACCAAATTTTTCTACGAGATGCGTAGCAATTCGTCTAGCTCGCTGAACTTTTTCCGCACGTTTCTCTTTTACTCCTTTAACGTTATCGTTAATGTTCTTTCTTTTTAAATACTCGTTAACGTTAACGTTATCGAGAAGCTTCTGCATAGTTACCTCCGTTATGTTGAATTGTATCAAAAACCTCCCGCTCTTCGAGCTTTTTGCCCCCCTGATGTCAGATTTCGGTGGCTAGAGCGTAACCACTAAAATCGTCTTGTATTTTTAGGCGAATTTAAAAACCCGCCACAATTAACTTATGTCGGGGTTTCAAAGTTGTATTGAATAATTCCATTATAGCAAACATTACCGAAAAAGTCAATGGAAAAATGAGAATAACCCAGACAATCTCACCGGTCGAGCGTATCTCCCGAAAAACACGCTTAACCGTAGACTCTAAAATTTTACAGTAGGCTAACAGTGAATTACAGTGAATTACAGTGAAAAATCGTTCCGTTAATCATGCCCAATATTCACTTATCCACTAGGTTCAATCTGTTTTTCGGCTATTTTTCGAAACGATTGGTGTTCACTTATCTTTTTTAGAATGTATTCGATATCAACTTCTTCCTGTTCCGCCCAGTTTTTAAACTTACCTAACATATTTGTATTTCCGCCAAGCTTCAAAAAATAATTTTCTGCCAGTTCAAAAATCGCTTCGTGCTCTGTCGGAGTATGGACGATCGCCTGCAATAAGTCGATCCGCGCAGTTTGAAGGCTATTCCGGGCAAGATCGGAACGAAGGTCAGCAAGGTCCGTCTTGAGCCCTGCCTGAGCCTCAGAAAGGGGCTCTAGAGCCTTCTTAAACTCAGAAGTGAAGAACTTGCGCCAAGCCTTCGCTGAAACCTTTAGAATCGCTGTTAAAGCACCAATCCCGCCCGCGATAAAAGTGAGCGCCTGAACAATCTGCCCGAGCGTCAGCTCCTCCATCACCAGTCTCTCCGGATCCAAATCTGTTGATTAGGATAAATCAACCCACGATCTAAAATCCCGTTGTCATCAGCTACTGCCTGCGCTTTACCATCGTCGCCAAAAATCTTACCGGAATAGCCATACCCAAGAATAATCCCGCCAAGCGTTTCGCCGCGCCGAACTACATGAGTGATGTCGCCAGCCGGCGCCGGATCCACGGTTGGGACATCGATGCCGGGGCCAGCTTCCGGCTCGTAGTCCCCCGGAACCACCCAAACCCAACCAGTGATGTCCATCTCGTGCGTCGAAACGGTCAGCGGAACATAATTCGCATCACTCACCATGGCAATATTATTTCTGACCATATAGAGAAACTGCGCCGTATGACCGTACAGAGTATTAAACCCACCCGAGCCGATCGCGCCAGCGACTGGCTTATCGATATATTCCCAGCCAAAGTTCCGGACGAGATATGCCGCCACATCTTTACCATTAACCGGTCCATAATCTGGGTGGGCAGACGAATAGTCCTTGCGTCCTGTAGCAAGATATGATGTATATTTCGAACACTGCCAGCCATTGCCACCGTCATTGTCTCCGTCTGCTTTACGGCGGGCAATTACTTGATCTAATGAAGTTAAGTTACCGAGTCCAACATCTTCACCACCATAAAGAAACTTCTTTATGGTTTCCTCGTCGGTTGGTTTATCTTCGTTCATAATCCGATACAGCGTAGCGTTGGCGTCCTCAATAAAATCTTTCGTATAGTCTTCGATTTGTGCTGGTGTGCCATCTAGCGTAATACTTCCGTCTTCCGCTTTATTTCCGCAGACGATAAACACTAGGCAAAGTAGGGCTACAGAAACCACGATAATGCCAGCTAATGCATCTGTGAAAAATCCTTTTATCTTCTTCACTTGTCCTCCTTCTCATTGATCCCCTTCTGCGTAGTTGAGCCCAAGAAGAATACATTAATCGCACCCGAGAAAAGTAGCGCCGTCTGCGTAATCTGTTGTGCTACCCCCTCGAATCCCCAAGTCGTGCCTAACCCCTGAACCACGAACGCCCCGAACGATAATAAACCTACCGCGAGCGAAAGTTTGCGCGTTATCTTTTTGCTAGTTTTGATTTTTTCTGCCATTTAAGCCTCCTTTTTAACTTCTTTAGCTTTTACTTCACCTTTTACGATTTCAATGTCATAACGCTTTTTACATTTGGAATTGGCGCAGATTATCCCTTTAATATTTCCGCCTGACGATTCGCACATGTATCTTCCACAGTTTGGACAAACCACTTTCACGGATTTGCCAGTTTGACGAAACGAAACCTCCATGGTGCAATAACAGTACGGATGATAATGCGGCACCATATCACCATTAGAAAATGGCTCATCCATTGGCACTGTCTCCCCGTTCATTCTGACGCAAAAAGCGCAAATATCTGGGCTGCTCGGGTTAATCCTCCATGTTTTATATGCCATAACGCCGGGATTACTATTTTGAACTTGAACCGCAGCAATTACGGTTGCAAGCTCCTCGGCGCGATGTTGTTCCGATTCTGCCCATCGTTCCGCTCGATAATAATCCGCATCTTTTAGCGCCATCAGTGCCGCCACCGTAGCAGCCGTATCTTCGCCGCTCTCCACCGCGGCGCCCACGGTTTTCATAATCTCTGCAATAGTCTCCTCCCCGAATTTCAGTATCAAATCTTCGACGCGTTCCTGTAGTTCTTGCCGCTCCCTCTCGGTCATATTAAGAATCTCGTTAGAAATTCCTAGATCCTGTATAAACTTATTAAGTTCCTCCTGCCCGACTATGTTAATTATTGCCATAAGGATCGCGATAATCAGGCTAGCAACCTGCTTACTGTAGCCAGACTCGACGAGCCAATTCAATAACGTCTCCTCAGTCAACGGTTCATCCGGGTTATCCTCTCTAAGCCTTTTGATCGCCTCGTTTATAATTTCTGAGATGTAAGATGCTAGCAACGCCACAAGCTGCTGATTTACTTCCGGCTTGTCGTTACCGGAACCCTCTGTTATATCGTCGATAGCCTTAGCCTTAATATCTTTTTGATCCCTAGTGGGTGTGTCGACGCTCCCCAAAACATCCATTTTTTCGAGTTCCGAGAACGAAGGCGGCAATTTCAACGCCTTCACGGCGCTCTCTACGGTAAAGCCCTTATCCAATAGCACCGACAACGAATTGACTTGTCCGGAAAGCGCATCCGTCAAAACCGGTAGTTCAAAATCAAAAGATAGCGCAAAACCGAGACCGCCAGTAATTCGATTTAGCTCGTGAGTAAATTTGGACCAAACCTTAACTAGCTTTGGATACAAAACATATCGCTCGAAGACATAATTCGCCACCTCGACGGAAGCATAATTCGAATTGGAGAGATAACCTTTAATTTCCTGCGGCACCCCGAATGTCATATCTATCTTCTTGTTAGACTGATCGAAAAGACTTTGCAAAGCCTTGTCTTTGGATTCCTCCGCGAATGGTATCCATTCGACTGAGGCAGACAACGGTTTCCCGTCTATCGAAGATGTTGGACGATGAACATAAATAATATTGTTCGCATTTTTCGCTCCTCGGTGGTGCGCCTGAAGTTGATCAACCGTTTTGTTGAAATCTTCGGCAGTCGCCGCCGTAACGACCATCTGTCCTGCTGGAACTGCCCCATTCCGAAAATACCCCGCCTGATAATCTGCAACATAATCATCCACTGTTGCCCACTTTTTCGCTGCAATAGATGGAGAATAACCGTTAAGCAATGCATACGGATTGACATTCATGCTAAATACAAGCACATCATTTTTCGTCCAGATCCTCCCGTCCGAACTTTGAAAAACCGTTCTTCCGTTCAACCGAATCGCACTAGCGTTTTCGAGGAATGTAAACCCCGCTAGATTCTCCGCTGTAATTGGTCCACCCGGCAGGACATCCTTGCCTTCTCGGCGCCAAGCAAGCACATAAACTAACGGGTGGACTAACATCATCGTGGCAAGAGACTCAATAAATTCGTGGCCCGACATTTCCTCATTCGGATTGAAGATCGCATTCATCAGTGCTGGCTGCGGGTCCAATCGCTCACCTTTTTCATCTACAGCAAAAGGCATTACCTCAGCAAAAGACTCAGCTATGCGGGCCACAGAGCTAAAATTATTGTCGTAACTACCATTTTGCAAACATCCCAGAAACGGCAATCCCGACCCCCAAGTGTTCCAACTCATGGATGGTTGGCTAGACCCGTCATTTTTATTCTTTTTGAAAAATTTCATTTTATCTAAAAACGCCATCTTGTCGTAATCATAATGTAAAAACGGAAACATAGTCAATTTTTTGACAGCATATCCGATTCCTAGCTAAACTTGGCATAGAAAGGATAACTATAACTATGACCATCACATTACAGCCAAAACCATACGATATCGAGGTAGACATCACTGGTTTTGGGATTTTTAAACTTCACCGATTTAGCGCCGTCGTGGAGATGGAGCTTAACGCCAAAAATGCGGAGATTAGTAAACGATACAAAGATTTTGAACAGAACTACTCGGAAACTCTGGACAAAGAGAAGGGGCTAATTGCAAACGGCGACGAAACCGCGCTAGCATCCTTCCGGAAGACTCAGGAATTTATCGAGTGCCAAACAACACTCCGCAAAATAACCGAATCTCTGCAAGAGTTAGATGATTTAACCAATAAGCAGATTTTATCTTGTTTCGAGGGTGACAAAAAATTAATAGACAAACTCTTCAACACCCTCACCGTCTCGCAATTGAAAGACCTATACCTTAGCGCGATCAAAGAGGCCAATCAAAATGCGTAGGTTGACTGACATGATGACGCCAGAAGATCGGGCGCTCGTCAAAAAATGGACAGATGAACAGCAAAATTCGCCCTACAAACGCGATATACCGCTATCGGTTTACATTGCCGCGCAGCTTGGAACTTATTTTGGATGGCAAGCCGTTGAGTCATTTATTCGAGGATATTTTACAGGAATCGACCATGCAGGAAGGCCAGAGCGCATCTCTTTCACTTCGGAAGATGCGGTCGCGCTAATTAAGGGAGCTAAAAAAGTTCGTTATCGTCAGATCTTGGACGAAGGGCGGATCGATGCGGCGATGACAAATTCGGTTACCAATAAAAGCTTTTGCAATCAGAACGCAAAAATTGTCAACAAAATAATTAAAGAGACGAATCAAGATTAAAACTTTTGATGTTCCTTTTTACCACGCCGCTATGTCTTCTATTTTATAGCTCAGCTCGTCGCGTGGAACATCAAAACAATTCGCGTTGAAAGCCCATGTATTTTGCGGTGACAAATATGATGTATTATCAAAGCAGCTACCGACTTTTACTCCATTTTTATAGACTCCAATAGAGACCTGCACATACGAAAGCTTAGAACTCGTATTGTTGTATACTTGTCCACTCACCTCCATAGAACAATACGAATATGAGCATTTTATCGGTGCGTTTTTTTCTAAGGTTACTATAAGTTTAGCGTTCGGGACTTCGCTTTCACCGTCCCACATTGCCCAAGCGGCCTGTTGCGTGATCGTGTTATTCTTCGACCGATTAGTGGTCGTATTACTCATCTGGTGACCATTAAAAATCCCTAAACATAATGTAAACACGAAAAATACAAGCACCGAAGCCCCCAAAATCTTTAATGTTTTCTTAACACCTTTTTTCATAAATAATTCTCCTCGCCACAAAAATGGGCTAATATCTTAATGCATTTGTTCACAACACATTTCAGGATTTAATCCCAAAACGATATTAGCCCATTTTACGAGATTAAAATATCCTAAAATGTATTGTGAACACCCTTATTATAACATATTTCTATATTTTCCTAAAGGGTGTTCACTTCATCAGCTAGGCCTCATCTGTAACCGGTTTCGTGGTTTGCGTCGTCGGATCATAGTAGGACGGTTGCGATAGATCGCCAGTCCCAAACCGCATCCGATCGCCATTCTCATCCGGTTGCATATAAACCGTAATCTTGACCGACGCATGGTCCGAGGCAGCGAAGGTCGGATTAAATTGAATTTTAGCCAACCCTGCAGGGATGAAAATATCATTGTCATCCGTCTTATCACAGATGGAATGAATATTCATCGGGCGCGGAGTTCTCGCCATACAAGCTCTCGAACCAAACTTGATATTGCCGCTCTTTTGGGCCTCAGCGGTCGATTCATTAAAGGCTTCCGGCCAAATAATACCCAAATATTTAGCAGCGTTTTCCCTTGGCAAGAACATCGTAAAGGTGAATTCCGATTTTTCTGGCTTGCCGCTTGGCGTAGTAACCGTACCAGCTTGAGTTTCCGCCGTCAGCTCGCCCTCGGCATAGTCCGGCGACAGATCGCCGAGTAATTGCGACGGGATAACCACATCGCCGATTGCGAGTTCATAGGTGCCCGCCATCAAATCAAACATATTTTAATCTCCTTTTATTAAAATTTTTTATAAAATATTTAAATCTAAGGCTATGTCTATACTGTCAATATAAAAAAATATCGGAGTTGCAATCAATACCGATAATTAATTATTATTACAGCATGAACGATCTAATTCTTAACCAAGTGGCAATCTGGCGAGGATGCGGCGCTAAGAAGCTTAATATCAAGAAAGTCGCACCTGGCCGTCGCTATCGTAATCCGGGAAGTCCAGTCTTCGCAACAACGGATAAAGTGGGCTATCGTTATGCTAAAGATTATAGTGTAGATAAAGTTATTTTCTGCCTAATGGTTTTTACTACCATAGATTCAAAAAATTCCATTGAAAAACAGCTCGATCAAGCCGCGAAAAGTGTTACGAAAGAGCAAGCTTTAAAAATATCGGCAGGTGCTACGCCGACGAATTTTGAATATTTAGCGGCCATAGTAAAGGAGGAAATATAAAATGTCACTAACCCTACCATATCCAAATATGGTTTTCGTGCCACTCGACATTCTTACGGCGGAAGAGATGAACGAAATAACCG